AAACACACTTTTTCTTAAATTAAAAAAAACAAAAAAACAAAAATTATATAAACGAGACACCCCCCCTATTTCATATGCAAGTTACTAAAAAGGGAAGGATATATGCCTAGCATAACAAAGAAAGGCAGGATAGTTTCACATCTTCGACAATTATGGTTAAGATCCAAAGAGAGAAGTGAGGCCTTAAAGTCGACAGGTTACTGTTGTGACAAATGTGGAGTTAAGCAGTCAAGAGCTAAAGGCCGAGAACAGAAGATAGAGGTTCATCATAAAGACGGAGTGCTAAATTGGGATGATATAGTTGAACAAATCCGAGAGCAACTCCTATGCGATCCTTCTAAATTACAGCCATTGTGTCCGGACTGCCATGACGACATAACTTATAACCATGGATAGCTATCACACGCCCGAGTGGATATTGGATTTATTCAAGGGTTGGTTTGATCCATGCCCTTTTAACCCCGAGCCTATATTAGACGGCTTAAGTTTAGCATGGCCTAATAAGACTTATGTTAACCCCCCATATTCTAACCCTCTCCCATGGGTAGAGAAAGCGATAGAGGAAAGCAAAAAAGGAAAACAAATTGCTTTATTGTTAAAATTGGACTGTTCCACAAAATGGTATAAGTTACTACATGAGGCAAACGCACATTTACTTTTATTCAACGAGAGAGTTAAATTTAACGGAAAAGCGCCACCATTCCCAAACGCTTTATTCATTTTAAACAATGATAGGGTTTAAACTAGATCCCTGGCAGAAGGAATTTATAGCATGCAAGGGAGATAAGATATTATGCTGTGGGCGACAGGTTGGCAAAACAGAGATCTGCGCTATTGACGCAAGCGAATGGGCTGTTAATCCAACTAATAAAGGATGTGTTCTAATGACAGCACCAACAGAACGACAGGCCTTCAATCTTTTTGAGAAAACTCTAAGCTATCTAATGAACAATCATAGGAACCTTATAGTTATGGGAAAGGCCAGGCCGACTAAAACTAAAATTGAACTAAAGAATGGAGTTAAGATATACTGCCTTCCGGTTGGTAGTAGTGGGTTAGGAATAAGAGGTTTAACAGTTGGGCGATCTTATGAGGATGAGAATGCTAGAACGCCGGCAGAGGTTGAGGCTGCTATTGCCCCTATGCTTCTAACAACAGGCGGATCAAGAATCAAGCTCTCTACTCCATATGGGGCAACGGGCGAGTTCTACAATACCTGGATTAATAAAGAGGGAGCTTATGATTCTTATACAAGGTTCAGTATTACAAGCGAGACAGTTATTGAGAACAGAGAGATCTGCCCTAGTTGGACAGAGCAAGCTAGAGAGGGTGCGCTTAGATTAATAGCCCAAGCTAAAGTAAGGATGAGCAAGCGAGAATATGCGCAAGAGTTCTTAGGAGAGTTCATGGAAGACCTTCACAGGTTCTTTAGCGACGAAATAATAAAGAAATGCGCGACAGGAAAGAGAAGGGAACACATCCACAAGGATCGAGAGTATTTCATGGGTTGCGACATAGCTAGAATGGGAGAAGATGAGGGAACGTTCGAGATTATAGACAAAATTGGCAAGGACAAGCTCATTCAAATAGAAAATATCGTTACAACTAAGAAACTAACGACAGAAACGGAGCAAAGGATTGTAGATTTAGACAAATTATATGATTTTCGCAAGGTTTTCATAGACGCGGGAGCCGGAACGTTGGGAGTGAGTGTTTTAGACCATTTATTAGTGATTGACGAGCTTAAACGGAAAGTTGTGGCTATTGACAACGCCCAAAGGGTGCTAAACCGAGATGGAGACAGAAGAAGCAAGATTTTGAAGGAAGATCTATATTCTAACCTTCTTGCTCTAATGGAACAAGGCAGAATACAGCTTTTAGACGATGAGGACTTAATAGAGAGCTTTAGAAGTGTTCAGTATGAATATGTGATGAAAGACGGACAGCCCACGCGTTTAAGGATCTTTGGGAACTATACACACATAGTAGAGGGGATTATAAGAGCCGCGTGGTGTGTCCAGTACAAAGATTTAAATATATGGATCACATCTTTTTAACATGGAGAAAGTGGTGGTTAATAAGAAAGAATATGATTTGGAAGCTAAAGACGCTGCGCTAGTTGAAGCAATACAAGATTTAACAGACCAATTAAGGAGATTTGCCAATAATGGTTGAAACAATGGCCGACAGCGGGGCAGTTAAGCTAAAGGCCGGGGCTAACGTTAGCACAGCTTTGACAAGCGCACAATATACCCAACTTATTAATCAAGCTGAAAGCTATGTTAATCTATTAACCCGTATTAATTACACAGACACTTATAGCGGTTTAAACGACGATAAAAAGAAGATCTTAGAAGAAGCTGTTAGTTGTCATGCAGCAACAGCCGCGATTAACTACGACATGAGTGGATACACTAGCAGACAAGAAGTGCTTAACATGCTTAATCTGTTATGGGCGCGTTTAGTTGAAGCAATTAAACTATTGAAAGGCAAAGACCAACAAGCCTTTGTTAGCGAGGCTTAAATGGCTGTTATGCCTCAAAACTTTCCAACTCCCGAAGAGCAAGCCGTTGCTAGTTATAGTTTTAAAGATATAGCAAGCGGCGAGGGTATTGTCAATTATTATTTAGCAACGGAGGAAGATAGCACAGGCACAGGTTACTTTTTAACTTCTAATAGTGCAGTTTTTTCGGTTATAAACGAGCGAGAAGATAATGCAGCGGGTTCAGGAGTTTTTGCGGAAGCGTTTGATTTAGATTTTGATGTTGAGTTTAACACATCGAGACACATTAAGGGCGATGTAATAACCAACATCGCAATGTGGGGGGAAAATTCCATAGATGATCAATTATACTATTATTTAATTATAAAGCTATATCATGTAAATGCAGCCGCAACAGAAACGCAAATAGGTTCGACCGTTCAAAGTCAAACCGTAAATCCTATAAAAGTGGCAGACGGGAAAAAGCACCAGATGATAACAATGCTAATTCCGGACTTAGATCAAACATTTAAAAGAGGGGAAAAATTTAGATTAAGTGTGGAGCTACAAAGTAGAAAAGACAGCGGAAACGCAGAAACAGGAATAGGCATAGATCCCGCTAACAGAACATTCGGAGACGGGGGGGATTTAGGATCTAGGAGTACTATTTTAGTACCTTTTGACTTAGACTTATAAAATGGCAGAATTAGACATAGCACAAACAACAACGACCGACGTTAAAATGGCCGATTATAGCGTCGCTGCTAAGGCTTTAGACGCTCCAAGCAATCAAGACATAGAGCAAGACTTTCCGGAAGCTGCTATAAACTTCGGCTATTATAAAACAATCCCGGAACTAAAGAAGGCTATTGATCTGTTAGCTATTTGGACAGTTGGTAAAGGGTTCACAACAGATAACAGAACTAAGATCGAGCTAGATAAAATAAGCGGTTGGGGAGAGGACAGTATCCAGTCCATTCTACAAAACATGGTTGTAGTTAAGAAGATCGTTGGCGATAGTTTCGCAGAGATCATAAAAAGCGAAAAAGGAACTATAATTAATCTTAAACCTATAAGCCCGGAGAGAATGAGAATTATAATTGGATCCAATGGACTAATTAAGAAATACCAACAGATGAAGAAAGGTAAGCCATTTAGAGATCTTAAGACTTCTCAAGTGCTCCATTTATGTAATGATCGAATAGCAGACGAAACGCATGGAGTTAGTGTTATAGATTCTTGCAAGTGGGTTATAGACGCAATTAATGAAGCAAGAGCGGACTATCGTGTAGTGTTACATAGAAACAGAGTGCCAGTTAGAATTATAGAAGTTGATACTGACAACACAACAAAAAGAAATAAGCTTAAGTCTGAATATAAAGAGGCTATCGAGAACGGAGAGGTTTTAATAATTCCTAAAGGAACTGTTGAGTTCAAAGACGAAAACATAAACATCCAGGATCCAACAGCATGGATAGCAAGCTTAGAGAACTACTTTTATATCGCGGTTGGAGTGCCGAGGGTTATGGCAACAAGTGAGGGGTTCACAGAGGCCGGCGGAAAGGTTGGGTTCTTAACATTCGAGCCAATCTATACAAACGAGCAAACACTATTAGAAGCAGACTTAAGAGCACAGTTAGCAATCGAAATTAAATTTAATAGACCGCCAAGTTTATCCGGTGTTGTCTCCGAGGACGAAGAGAAGAACACGGGACAGCTAGGGATACAACCAAAGGATAGCGAAGCGACTATAACAAGAGAATAATGGCAGAAAGCAAAGAAGAAAAAAAGCGAAGAGTAACCGGACGAGAACAGCCACGAGGCTTTAATAATCTTTCAGAAGAAGAGAAAGAAAGAAAGCTAGCACTTATAGAGCAAGCAGAAAGAGCGGGCGGTGCGGGTGGTAAGAAGTCCGGGTTTTTGCAACAAAGCGGGCAGCAGTTTGTTCTTCCGGCTCAAGAAATACCGGCTATATCCCAACAACAACAATTAGAAAGACAACAAGAAGATCTGCAACAAATTCAAAAAGATGAATTCCTACCAACAGCAGAAGAAACGGGAGTATTTGAAGAGAGGCCGGAAAGTGTAGAATTGGGATTAACAGAAGAACAGCAGCAAACAGTCCCTTCATTATTTACGCCGGCAGAGCCATTACAGAAACTTTTTGGAATTCCAGATAATAAGATAAAGAAGGCTATTGATCCGGACGGAGACTTTGAAATTGAGGACTTAATTGGAAACCCGGAGACAGCAAGGCAAAAATTGCTGCAAGAAATACAGAGGGAAGAACTAGAAAAAGGCCTCACAGCAAATCAAAAACTAGGTTCAAAACTGGAGCCATTCTTAGGAGATTTAAAGTTTTTTGATTTTGACGCGTCTGCTTATGTTGATCAATGGGTTAGAATGCCAACGAGGGAAGTAGAGACAATCGTAGAGACTATTGGAGAGGTTGAGAGTACAGTTTCATCGATGACAGATAGTGCAGCACAAGGAGAAATAGGAAATCCCGGAGAAGTTTTAAGAGATATTGCTAAGTATGAAGAAGAGTTAGCAATCGCAGAAGCAAGGATTAAGAAGCTTATTTTAGTTAGTGATGAACTAAAAGCAAACCCGGAGAACATTAACCAAATAGAAGCCAAGATTTTATCCGCTAGGGAAACTATATTCGAGGCTAAACAGAGGGCAGCAGAAGGGGCTTTAATAACTCCAACAAATGAAGCATTATATTTTAAACTACAAAACCTAAGGGAATAATGACGAATAAAAAACAAGACCATAAACCGATAATAGAAACTATTATTAATACAACAGCTTTAGCCCTAACAGCGACGGGAACACAATGGATCTTAACCGAGAAATATATGGGGTTTGTTCTTATATTATTCGGTGCGGGATTAGAGTTCTTTAAGTATTGGGGCAGAAAAAATGATTTTTGGTAAGTTTATTGTAAGGGGGTTTTTAACATGGAAAAAAATGACGAAACGAAAAAAGCGGAAGATGACAAAGTTGCAGCGGGAGAAGGAGAAAGCGCAACAGCTCCGGCAGAAAGTTCGAGGGCTACCTCATTGGTGGAAAGAACGGAAGCCGCAGCAAAAAGGGCAGAAGAAGCTTTAGAGAAAAACGCAGCAGTTCTAAAGGAAATTAACGAAGCTAACGCTATGCAGAGGTTAGGTGGTGTTACTAATGGTGCTCCTCAAAAAGAAGCTCCAAAGGAACTAACCCCGGAAGAATATAAAGACAAAGTTTTGGCCAACGAAATCCCTTAAGATGGAACTATATTGTTTAGTTGGTGGCGAAGCTAACAGCGTTAAGCGATGGCAAGAAGACCTTAGCGCTCAATTCTATCCAGTTTATAAGAAAGGTAAGAAGGTTAAGCAAGGCAAGAATGTAATTCATAGACGATTAATCGTGGCTCCGGTGCAATTATATAAAATAGCTTTTCCACAAGAAGAGCTAGACAATGTTGTTAATGCTGTTTGTCCTAACCCCTATATTGAAGAGAGATATAAACCAATTAAGTTAATGGTTAGAAGTTTGAGAAAGGTTTTAGGATTAAAGAATGTGCCAAAGCCAACAAACCCAAACGCTTTATTACAGCCTAACCAACTCGATAAAGCTGTTTTTGTTGCTCCTATTGGACTAAAGAAAGACCATATTAATAAAGAGGGATCTGAACATGTGTGATTATTATTTAGCTTTTTTATGTATTTTAGGTACTTTAGGGCTAGGCCTCAAGGCATGGCAGCTATTAGTAGAGGGGAAGCTTTAGCCGTAGTGTTTAAATAAGACTGTACCCCCCTATATTCATGGCTAACGAAGCAATAAAGAGGTATGCAGAAAGTTCTCAAGGTGATGTAGTCCACGATTTTACAGTTGCAGATGGAACAGGTATTGAAAAAGGTGCTATTCTAGCTTTAACAGATCCTAACACAGCAGTTTTAGCAAGTGCTACTAAACAACCTATTGCAGGAATTGCAGCAAGAGAAAAGATCGCTTCTGATGGACGAACAAGATTAGGTTTACACAAGAAAGGAATATTTGATTTAACAGCAAGCG